TCGATCAGCCATGGCGTTGGGGCGTAGCGATCCCAATAATTGAGCATGATAATTTTCGCAAAACCCTCGTCGCGGACGCCCTCAAATTCCACGCCATACAACGAAGGGTCTTGTTCTATGGCATCTCGGAAGTAAGGCTCAGTAATCTGAAATGGACCGAGTTCGCCAGCGGCACCCACGGCATCATAAGGATTCGGATGTCCTCCAGTTTCGACCTGACGAATCACCGCAAACACATCATCTATGGTGACCTCAGAATGGTGCGGGTTCATCGGCATCCCCACTCTCAGAGGGGATGTCCCCTTCGTTGAGGCGTCCGGTGTCGTCGTCCCAAACCAAAATACCAGCGAGGCCAGTGCGACCGTTGTAGCGATTTTTAAGGACACGGATAGTCGTGGTATTATTTGCATCGGCATCTCCTTGAAGGTTTCTTTCAAGCGCCACTACAATATTGGAGAGTTGCGCAATAGAGTGCGATCCACGCAGGGCATTAAGGCTTACCTGCCCTCCCTCTTCGGCAGACCGCCCCTGCTGTCTGGAAAGGTGAGAGATCACGATCATCCCAATGCCCAGCTCCGATACCAGGGAGCGTAGGCTGGTCATTAGCACGTCGATTGCCTTCCGTTCCCCGCCACCCTTATCATCCTGTACACCAGATAATGCGATGGTAATGTGATCAAACACGATCCAATCCACAGCCAGTGCCTTGGCCATGTAACGGATTCGGTTCATCAAGTTGCCGGTGTCATCAAACGAGCCGAAATGATCGTAGAGATATATGCGACCGCTGCCCACCGTGGCGTCGAACGATGGGCGAAGCTCCTCCTCTGAAAGTTTCTCGGCGTCCCAATGGGGAAGGTTTGCATGCAATGACATCAGGCCAAAGCAACTCTCCTTGAGCGATTCCTCTAGGCTGATGACTCCGATCTTCACCTCGGTCACCGTGAGGAGATGGTAGATCAACTCCCTGGCAACCTGAGTTTTGCCTACGCCGGTCCCGGCACAGAGCGTCCAAAGTTCCCCCTTCCTTAGACCACCTGTTTTCTTCTGGAGGCCATCCCATGGTAGGGGTATTGCCGGGATGCTCTCCTCGTTAACCAAGTATTCCCACAACGTATCGCCTTGAACAATGCCATCAGGGCGCCACGTCGCCGCGGAGAATACCGCGGAGGTAAGCTCCTTCACGCGACCAGCCTGGAGCATGTCTGAGGCGTCCTTCAGAGGCAAGGTGATTATCTGGGCACGTCCAGGGCTGAGTGCCTGGGCACACCTCTGGGCCGCGTCACGGCCAGGCTGATCGTTGTCGAAACAGATCTTGACCTGCTCGAATTTCTCCAGCCATTCCACGTTGCGTTTGAAGACCTCTTCGCTGCCCGCGGCCCCATTGGGAAGACTCACCGCCGGCCAGGATAGGCCGAAGACCTGACAAATGCTCATGGCATCCAACTCGCCCTCGGTGACCACAACCCACCGGCCGCCGTCCCATAGATGCTGTCCCCAGAACCCACCTCTGGCTGCCTCCCCCAGGCACATGAACTTCTTATCTTTGAACCGTAGTTTCTGGCCTACCTGTTTACCCTCGGTGAAAAAAGGTGCGATGTGGACACGCTGATCTTTCCACGTCCCCACCTGGTATCGATACTTCTCGCAAACTGATTGACTTAGTTTCCTGGTGGGAATCGCTTGAATCTCCCCCACTAAACCCTTGAAAGTATTGGGTTGGGGCATTGGAGTCTCCTGGTTGTCGCCACTGTGGTGGCCGCAAGAAAAACAGTGCCCATGTCCATCCTCGTAGATGGCATAGGCGTCACTGCTGGAACAAGAGGGGCATGGATGTTTGGTGCTATTTGACAAGTCGTAACTTCTCTAGTCGCAGCTTCGCTAGTCGCAGCTTCAGTAGGCGTAACTTATCTTGCAGGAGGGCCGCCCAATGCGAGGCAATCATCACCCGTTGGTGGCGACCGCTGTGGCCGCGACGTTTTTCTCCCGTGTAAATTATCAGTCCCTTCTCCCACAACGATTTGTATCTAGCAGTCACGGTTGAGTAGGTTCTACCGTACAAAGGAGTGCTTCCTCTGACCTGATCACTGATGCATCCCTTTTCCTCGAAATTGTTGATGACTTTATAAACAATGGCTTCCATCTTGGTGACGTTGAGACTTTCAGCAGCTTCCCTGCTGGTATCGGGGTCGCCGTCGCGGAAGAGATGTTTCGTCGGGGTTTCAAACGACCTGGTCATGTGAGTCTCCTATGCGAATGTTTTGTTCTGGGCCACACAAATCGTATCGTTGTGGGAGCCACCGTGGGCTACCAGTAATATCTCCTTAGTTTCATATCCCCTACCCATACCGGTACTGTTCCATCCGAAACTTAATACGATCCCTCCAGGCCGTAGGAGATTATCGATATGGCCTCGGCACCTCGCATGCAGAGCGGAATTTTGGGTATCCGATGTCGAGCATGTTAGTTTGCTACGTTTATAGCATTCAGATATCTGACGAGGGCTATAGGGGGGATCATAAACCACGGCATCAGCCATGATAGGTGTATCTACAAGCATCCCCAGAAATTCATCTGATTTGAGGTGCCACCTAGCCGAAGTAGAAGGGTCTAAATCATTCGTCATGGAAGTCGCGGACAACTCCGAGTTTCTCGCGTAGGGGTCTACGATTGACATGGCCTCCGTATCGATATGTCTATGTATGAAATCCCGAATTGGAGGGATGTTGAAAGTCTCAGAATTTGGGCGGGCAAACACCTGGCCCATCGCTATCCCGATATCAACATTGCCATGAATTAGACGGGTCATCATCGGCTCCTAATCAACAAGTAACTTCTTCCGGTTCGCCACGATCATGTCGGCAAACCTAATCGAATCTTTGAGTCTGAGCATCACGCACCACTCGCCCCTGGTCTGTCGCATCACAACCACGGGTAACTCGCCTTCGGCAGCGTCTCTCTCCGCTTGCAGTATGTATTTTTCAGTGCCGATCCTAGCAACGCACTTGACCTCAACGTGAATCTCATGGCCGGCGTGAAGCAGGTCCGCGGCGTAAGCCCCGGCCCCCTGGGCAGCCCGGATGCAGTCGGGGGCTTTCCAATGCTCCCGAACTGCATCGCGGGCCTCCAGTTCACCTCTTTTACCTTTGGCTCTGGAATTGATGGGCACTCTAGAACTCCTGGTCCGCAACGTGGGGAGCCGCGGTGTTCTCGGTGAGTTCAAATTTCTCACCATCAATGACGTAAGAGGTTTCCTCCTCAGTGAGGCCCAGGATATCCGTGAGACTCTGCTCATGTACAGGCGAAACACAACGGTACACAAACACGTTCCGAGGTTGGAGCTTGATGCCTGCCCTCTTCCCCTTGCTGGGGTTGAACCACATGTAAGGATGGGCGGCGACCCTGATGTGTGAGCCAGCGCCTATCATGTCCTCGAAAGGCTTGTCGGGATGCTTGGCGTTGATCAGGATGGGACGCTGCTCCCACTCACGGCCGGTCGATTTCTCGGTTCCTTTGCTGGTCATCTTGAAGGCCACATCCCAACTGCCTTCGTTGTCCTTTGACGTTTTCACAGGGGAGGTGAACGAGTTCAACTCACCGCCGGCGTCCTTGGTGCAGCGATCCTGCCATTCGTTTGCCATCTCATTGATCTGGTCAACAAAGGCAATGCCTTCGTCCCAACTCTTGGAGATGGTCAACGTCACGTTGTACTCCCCCTCTTCTTTCCATTGGTGGTCAGGCTCGTTGAGTCTGGGCCACCTGCAAACACACACGGGTGACACGAGTTTGATAGCTGCCATGGTTGTCTCCTTAGCTGAAAAAGTACTGGGCATTTGAGAGATCTAAATCCAGCGTGCCATACGCGGGCAAACTGGGCAACGATAGGCCAGTATCTTCCTCGACCTCGTCCCTGAATATTTCCAGCAACGGCTGGTCAAATATGTCCTGCCACTCCCTCCGAATCGTCACATACATCTTTGCCACATCAGCGGCGAGGCATCCATAAGAATCGTGGACCGCAGAGAAACACTCGGCACCATCGCCCATGAATGCGTTGATCGTCTGCGTGAGCGCCGCGGCATCGAGGCTATGAATATAGTTGGGGCTTAGGCTGTTGCGGGCGCGGCGTCGATGTATGCCTATGGTTTCACGCTGAAGGCTGTGCCACATCACCGCCTTGCGTCCCAGGATAGTTTTGATG